TAGCATTTCAATGGATGCTGTATTATTAACCGCAACACTAAACATTAACCCTGATGATGCCCAGATGGTAGAAATTACTTTCCGTCCTACTGGTGTTCCTACATTTGACTTCTCCACTACTGCTTAAGGAATAGATTGATGTCTGCAAAAAAAGTAAAATCCGGCTTATATGCGAACATTGCTGCAAAGCGTGAACGCATTGAGAAAGGTAGTGGGGAACGCATGGCACGTCCTGGCGAACCAGGTCGTCCTACGGCTGCTGCCTTTGAAGCGGCAGCTAAAACTGCTAAGAAGTATAAACCAAAGAAAAAGTGATTACATATCGCGGTGAACAGTTTGAAGGTTATAATAAACCTAAACGAACACCAAATCACCCGACTAAATCGCACGCAGTTTTAGCAAAAGAAGGAGAAACTATAAAGTTAATCCGTTACGGTCAACAGGGTGTAAGTGGATCGCCTGCCCGCGAAGGTGAATCAGCAGCAGATAAAGCAAGGCGTGCCAGCTTTAAGGCACGACATGCCGCTAATATTGCTAAAGGTAAAATGAGCGCAGCTTATTGGGCTGATCGCACTAAGTGGTAATTGTATTTCTGCTACACTAAATCTGTACCTTCCAGTTTTTCATGGCTAACACAACACCACTTCGGGCTATAGATCGTCTACGCAAAGCGGCAAATTTAACACCGATTAAAAAAGTAGTCGATCTAAGCGATGGAACAACATTTGAGGTATGGCGCACTCCGTTAGTTGCGGCAGAACGTGAACGAGCACAAAAAGCAGCAAAATCTGAAGATGCTAATGCTTTTGCATTACAACTATTAATTCAAAAGGCTACTGACGAAAATGGGATTAAGCTATTTTCAGCAGCAGAAATTGATGTACTTAAAAATGAAGTACGTGATTCTGATCTTCAAAGTTTAATGTTAGCTATTATATCTGATGATGAAGAAGCTGAAGTAGACCCTAAGAACTAAAGGCGCAGCTCAAAAAAGATAACTGGCTGATGCTCCAGCTCCATATTTGTAAGGAGCTGGGGCTGACGCTATCTGAACTGCGCCATCGAATGACTGAAGAAGAGATCATGCTGTGGAGCGTATTTTTTGAAATTTTAAACGACCAACAGGATGAAGCGATACGCCGAGCAAAACGGCGCTAGTCTTGCAAGTCTGATAGACTGTACTTGTAGGAAATGTAGCCATGGCAGATTATCAGGCCAAAATTAGTTTAATCGTAGAAGGCCAAGAAAAAATTAAAAGTTTAGAAAATCGGATTAATAATTTATCAAAGCAAATAGGGGAATTAAGCAATTTAGATATAAAAGGTGTATTTGAGGATCCCTTAACTTCTGGAGCTGTATCAAAAATAAGAAAAGTTCGTGGGGAAGAGGTAAAAGCTACACAAAGTGTTATTAAAGGGCAAAGGTTAATAAATAAAAATACGGAGGAAGCACTACACAATCAAATAAGATTGAATAGTGTTGTAGCTTTATACAATAGACGTCTTAATGAGCTTAGTCGCACAAACGCTGCAGACCAAAAGCAATTTAAAGATCGTATTGAGGATATACAAGCAGCATTTAATTTTGCAAAAAATAAGGGTAGTGTAAAAACAGTATCGGCGCTTGCTACCGAATTAGGCCGTATTATAGAGCATTCCCGGGAAGTCACTAGAATTGAGCTAGGTAGAGTAAGATCTCAGGAACAGTTACGTGATTTTGCAAAAGAAATAAATAAATATCAAAAATTAAGCTTAGACACAAGTAAAGCTCAAGCTGCTTTTGATAAATTTTCAAAAGATGCCGGAACAAATAAATATGTTTTAGCAGAAAAATACACAGGACAAATAAAAAGACACTTAAAAATATTAAAAGATCAAGCAACAGAATTAGAAAGAATAGAAAAAATACAAAATTATCCTAAAAGTTCTATAAAGGGTGGAGCAGATATTATAGATTCTCCACTTAATAAAAAAAGAGGAGAAGAAGCAGCAGCAGCACTACAAAAACAGAAAGATGCTTCAATAGCTCTCAATGCTGATATTGCATCTCGAGTAAGATTAAGAGAACGAGAAAATCAAGAACTATATAAACAACTAAAGTTCCAAGAAAAATTAGAAAAAGAATTTAAATATACCGGTACAGCACCAGCACTTCGTGCTGCTGGTATGACAGATGAAGATGTTAGAAATCTCAATAAATTTACTGTTAAAGAAGTAGAACAACAAAAAGAAGCAGCAGCAGCACTACAAAAACAGAAAGATGCTTCAATAGCTCTCAATGCTGATATTGCATCTCGAGTAAGATTAAGAGAACGAGAAAATCAAGAACTATATAAACAACTAAAGTTCCAAGAAAAATTAGAAAAAGAATTTAAATATACCGGTACAGCACCAGCACTTCGTGCTGCTGGTATGACAGATGAAGATGTTAGAAAGGCTAATGCAAAACCATCACTTTATCTTAATAATTTCCAACAAGAATTGGCTGAAGCCTCAGGAAAGCTAAATAGAGCTCGGTTAAATACTACTGAATACACAGAAGCATTACAAAATTATGCTAATGTTAAAGCTAAAGTAGTAAAATTAGAAAAAGATCATGCAACAGCTCTTAATAACGCTGAAAGAGCAGCACGTGGGCTTCAAACACAAGAAAAACGAAATATAGAGCTAGAGGGCCGCCGCCAAAAAATACAATCACTTCGCCTAAAGAAACAAAAAGCTGAAGAACTAGGAACACGTGCAGAATCTATAGCGCTTGGTGTTGGTTTTCCAATGATGTTTGGTGCTGGCCCAGGAACTATAGCAGGTTCATTAGCTGGTTCATTTGTAGGTACAGGTTTTGGCGGTCAAATTTTGGGTGGTGCATTAGGTCAAATGTTAGATCAATTTGGTGAGGCTAGCATAGGAATAGGTAAAGCATTACTTAACCCGATTGAGAATTTTGAAAAGCTAAGAGAAGCAGCACTTTTTGCCAGTAGAGAACAAGAATTTTACATTTCTAAATTAATAGAAACCGGTCGAGTTGCAGAAGCAACAGCAGTAATACAAGCCGAAATGATAAAGAAAATTGGAACTACAGGAGTAAATGATTTAGCTACTTTAGGTAATGCTAGTATTGAACTTAGTAAAGCATTTGGGAATCTTAATCTTCAGTTTCAGGCTCTTTTAGCAGGTCCACTGACAGGTTTCTTGAGGTTAATTACTGATATTACAGAGGGTATTAGTGCTACTATTGAATCTGAAAATATAATATCTAAATTACGCAGTCAAGGACAAGAATCAATAGCAAACGAGTTAAATGCAAAAGTTCATGGTTTAAAGGAAAAAGGTGCGTTCTTTGGTTTTCCTGGTTTTTTTAAAGGCGCAAGTAATAAACAAGATACCGAAGCAATTAAAAACCTTAATAAATACTATAAATCTTTTATTAAGGATGAACCTGTAAAAACTCCACTTACTCCAGAAGACAGAGAAAAAGCTATTAAAGCTGCTGAGCAACAAGCAGACATAATTAAAGACGCTTACCGTACTGCTTTCCGTCTACAACAACAAAGTATTGATTTACAGCGTCAAGGTTCTGATTTACAAAGGCGCGTTGCTCAAGATATGTACAATAAGCAACAAGAAATATTACGCCTTCAAATAGATAATGACCGGCAACGTAAGCAGGTAGCAATTGAAATGGTTGATCTTGAATATAGACGCCGCATTTCTAATGAAGAGGGTCGTGTCGCACAAGTATTAGAAGCTGAAGCTGCATTTATGAAAACCAAAGCAGAAGGTGAAGCAAATATCGAAGCTAAAAAACGTCAACTTGAACTAGATATTAACAAACAAAAACGTGAAACAGAAAATTATATTTTTCAATTAAATCGTGATATTGAGAACTTCCGTCGTGACACGCTTAATTATGAAATGATGGTTGCAGATTATAGATTAAGCACTGAACGTAAAATTGCAGAAGAACGTCGGATTCAGGCAGCTGGGGCTAATACGCCTGGCGAAACAGTAAAAGATGTTTTTGATATAGGACTAGTAAAAGGTGTTTTTGATACAGGACTAAAAACTGGACCTAGTCAATTCATTGGCGGTAGTGCTGATTATCACCAAGACTTATCTTTCGGCCCAACTGTAGATTTAAAACAAAAACGTGCTTTACTGTTTCAACTTGCTGAAGGATACGATAAATTAGGTAAAAAAATAGAATTAAGTAATGATTTAGTAGCAGGAAGAATATTTCCATTAAAAGGCAGTATAGCTGAACAAAATAAATTTATTCAGGATGCTGAACTTGCTCATAGATCTAGAAAAAGGGGCACTGGAAGGACGGCAATTGATTTTTATACACCAAATAAAGGCGAAAATCGTCATGGTGAATCAGTAGTAAATACTCGAATGTATGCACCAGTAATTCCAGGTGGTGAAAAAGTGTATAACTCTGGCGGCAATGCTGGCGCATCTATTACCGTTATAAAAGATGGCAAAACAATTTATACATTAATGCATGGAGCAACCAATATAAGGTTACCAAAGCCAGGAAAAATGCCTGAATTATCAACAGCAGAAGCGCGGGCAGCAGCTGCTGGAGCGCAAGGTGCACCTGGGTCACGTGCAATGCAAATTGATAGGGCATCTCAACTGAGAGCAGCAGCTGCTCCTGTAGTATCGCGTCCATTTATACCTATGGTAAATGTTTCTGATGCAGCAAATACTCGTCGAGGGCTTGATAAACAAGAACAAAAACTAAAGAAAGATAATTTAGACATTGAAAAACAACTTTACAAGTTAAAAGAGCAAGCAGCTCTAGATAGGCTGTTAGAAATAGCACGTGGCCCTAAAGAAATAGAACAGCGTAAAAAAGCTCTCGCTTACGAAGAAGCTAGCTTAAGTAATATTAGTGCAAGCAACAAAGAACTACAAGATCGTTTAGAGTTTGAAGCTAAAAGTAATGTACAACTTGAATTAATTAAAAAAAACAATGTTAAAATACTTGAAACAACTAAATTACAAGGTAAAGATAAAGAATTTCTTAATGCTGCCCTAGAGGACGGGCTTTCCCTGACTAAAAATCAAATTGATTTAGATAGAGAATTGTTAAACATTACACAACAACGTAGATTTAAACAAGAGCTGGCAGGTGTAAACGCAGAATTAGGTGTAACGGGTAAGGGACTTCAAGCTGGGTTTATAGGTCAAGCAAGAGCAACGTATGAAAAAGAGATGTTAGAAAGCGGTGATCCTAGAAAAGCACAAGCTTTAGCATTACAAACGGAAGCACTGCAGATTGCCACCACTAAAGCTGCGGCACTTGAAGACGCATATATAGGCATAGGTGGTGCTATAGCAAGTTTGATGACTGATGGCGTTGCTGGTTTAGTGGAGGGCACGACAACAGCACAACAAGTATTTGCCAATTTCTTAAAAGCTATTGGTGACGCTTTAATGAAGGCAGCGCAACAAATGATTGCTCAGTACATGGCAATTGCAACTGCAAAGGCTATAGCAGGACTACTGGGAGTACCATTCGGCGGCGGCGGGGGTAATGGAGGTGCAGGTTTTGCATTTAGCGGGATTGATCTTGGCGGTGGAGGGATGGCACTTAATAATTCTCGATTATTTGATTCTCAATTATTTAGCTTTGCCGATGGTGGTATTCCGCCAGTTGGTAGACCATCACTTGTTGGTGAGCGAGGCCCTGAACTATTCGTGCCACGTACAACAGGTACAATCATCCCAACAGATACTACAGCCGTTGCAATGGCACGTTATCAACGTAGAAGTAATAATGGTAATAATATAGGCAGTAACAGCGGCGCAGAAGGTGATATGGCATTAACTCCGGTATTATCAATGAGCTTTGAAACTACAAGATTCCTTGGGCAAGATTATGTTAGTACGGAACAATTACAAGCAGCAATGATTGCAACAGAAAAACGTGCAGCAGCCGCTGGTGCTAAAGCAGGTGCAGCACAAATTACTACTAAATTACAACAATCACCTAGTTATCGCAGACAGGTAGGTCTAAAATGAG